CCTGCTGCTATAGCAGAGTAATCTCTTAATGCTTGTGTAGGTGCTTGTTGCCCAAACTCAAACCTAGCACGTGCTTCATCTATAGCTTGTTGTTGTCTTGCTTGTTCAGCTAAACCTACTTGACCTAATGTCTGAGCAGGAGCTAACCCCATTTGCATAACAGATGGTGCTAAACTAATTGCTCTTTGTTGAGCATCAATAGCATCTTGATATGCCTTAGAATACATTTGAGAACTGATATCACCTGCCTTTTGCAAGTAGTCTGATATTACTCCTTGTTCAAGTATAGCTTGTCTTGTACCACCTAACTGTCCTGCTTGGGTAGCGCCACGTCTTGCTTGTTGCAATAATCCTTGTGCTTGTCCATATACTGGTCTTAGTGCAGCTTCTGTTGCACCTGCAAGATATGGATTATATTGTAACATTTGTGGTTGCATTAATCCGAACTGTTGAGCTTGAGCTACTTGTTGAGCCATAGCTTGTTGTCCACCTAATGCTTGTTGAGCAATCATTTCTTCTGCTTGTAAAGTTCTTTCACTTGGCGCAGCATATGTACGACCAGGGAAAAACTCCATAGGACCTTGCCTATATAATCTTTGTGCTTCTCCAAATATATCAGTTAGATAGGGTTGTTGCCCTATCCATGGGTCGGCTTTTTGTACAGTTTGGGTTGTACCTCCACCACCTTTACTCATAAATGTTCTCCTAATGTATTGTTGTGAGTTCTTTTCCAACTATCGAATATGTTTGTTCATATCCAAAGTTTTTTAATTTTTTAATAAATCCTTTTCTACATACTGTTTCCATGGCATCACAGTCTTGTTCTGTTGACCATTCTTCTAGTACATCTAATACCTGTGCTACCCATTCATCCATTCCCTCTCCACCTAATGTAACAATACGGCAGACTTTTTTCTGTGGATAATTTATTATTTGTGTAGTAACTACAGCTTTAATTTGTTTTTCGTTTTCTTCATCAAACACAACCCATAGTTGCATCTCTGCATCTTTTAAAAAGAAATAAATATCATGTTCATTCATTTCTTCTTGCGCTTTATTTATACCCATGACTACATATTTTTCACATTCACTCCATACATCATCAATGTATCGAGCAGGTATTCCTGAAACGTATATCATTTATTTCTCCTATTGACTTACTTGTACTATACTAAGTGTAACAGATGGGGTTTCGGGGGCAAATGCTGTAGCTGCATTATGTTGTAATTCTACATCTGTACTACTTGATGCCCAAAATGCTTGTAAGTATTGTCCTGCTGTTATATTAAATATTCCATTCCTAGATACAATTTTCTTCTGCCCATTCTCATGTAGTGTAGAAATGGCTGTAGATTGAGCACTAGTTACTCCATTTATCTTTGGAAAAAAATATACAGTTTTTGTACTAGCACTATTAGATGATAAGGTCGCATGAAAACTAATATAGTATTTACCTGTATGGGTAAAGTTAAGTTTACTTGCATCTGTACCATCAATGCTTATACCTTGTTTATCACCTGAACTGTCAAATGTTATTGCATAAGCTGTATTTACTAATGTTGGTGTTTGGTCAGTTGTATCATAAAAGAAACCAAAGTCTCCTGCACCACTACCACCTGCAAATGCTCTCCATACAGTACCATCATAGTAATATAGGTTTTCACCTTGTCCTGGATTCCAGTTAGTCCCATCAGCATAAGCGATATCACCTTGCTTTACTCTGCTAGGTTCAACATTCTTTTCTTCTATAAATGCTATAGGGTTTTCTTGTAATGCTCCTTGTAGCTTAGTAAGTTCTTCAAATATATATCTAGGTAAATCTTCTGAGTTAGCAGGTACAGGATTAGGTACATACTTAGGAGCTTGTGCCATTATCTTTCCCCTATAACTTCATACTCTAAATCGTAACCATTAAGTTCAAATGGACTGTTGTCTGTGTGTTGAAATCTTACTGCGATGTATTTACCTGTTGACCTACAATCTACTTTGTTGTTTTGTGTTGGGTCAAAGTTTTGTCCTGCTGTATAAGTGTATGTACCATTAGGTGACATTGAACTTCCAACTGATATAACAACTTGTCCTGAACCACCTACTTTAGGGGTTAGCTTTCTGACTTGTTTAACAGTATTGGTATTACCATCTAAGGTTAATCCTTTTCTTTCTAGTGTAGATATATAGTTTTCACCATCGAACTGTCTGCCAAAATCACCACGATACAATTTAGTATCTGCAACACCTGCCATCAATATACTTCTTTCTGTAGGATTATAGGTTCTCTCGCCCCATATTCCATCGTAAGTTGTCCATGTAGCTGTCTGTGTGTTCCAAGTTATGGATGTAGCACCAGGGTCTACAATTCCAGAACCAATGTGATAAATATCAGGCAAATCACGAAAAGTAAATGAGTTGTTAACATAGTTATAAATTAATGCTTTATTACAATATTGCGACCCTATACTAGGATAGCATACCCACATTTCTGTTTGCTGTACGTTATGTGCAACAAAAGTGAGATTATAATATGCATCATTTATATCATCAAATAATTCTTTTTTAATTAAATCAGTAGCTACCGATTGTTTTCTTACAGCATCGTGTACCACTAAATCCCCTTGAGTAACTACAAAATGTCTACCCTCAAATTCAGCTACGCAATTTCTGCTTAGTACACCTGTATCGTTAAATAGTTTTTGGAAACTAAATACAAGATTACCACCAATATAGTTAGCTATCCATGTAGAGTTTTCTTTGTATATTACAAACGATTGTTTAAGTGCTAGACCATCAACAATAAAGTCTGATTCATCACCTATGGTAACTTCACCTGCATCATTAGTTGCACCTGCAGTCCATGTAGATGGAAAACTAAAGTTCTCTGCTGCATCACCCCACCTTACTTTGTTAGGATATTCTGTTCCACTTTCAGTAAGATTAAGTGCCATTAGATAGTTACCAAATGCTTTTATGGTTTTACAAGTTGTACTTGCTGCCCAGTTAGGTAAATCTACAAAGTTACTAGAACCTGTATTAGATAGTGCTTGTGGGTCATCTACCCCATTACAAAGGATAGGAAGCCCATTATAGACAGTTCCTGTCCAATTACCTATTGTAGTTAAATTAGTGGCATAATCGCCACCTGAAGTCCTTGTAACGTCTGTATGAGTAGTACCATCAGTTCTATATATTTTTGTTGCTCCACCATAAAACCAATATGATGCTGTGTTATTAGACCAATTCAATACAAAGTATGGAGCTACTGTAGGTGTGCCAAATACTGCATCATGTCCTTTGATTTTCTTTCCTGCATTATCAGTAAACCTTATATTACTTGCATGTGAATAAAACTCAGGTGGGAGTACAGTATTGTTTGTATCCTTTATCATGCCCTTTGGGGCAGGTGCTACAAATGTAGGCATCTATGCAGTCCTTTTCCACATATATACAACGATATATGGTTGTAAGTTGTTGTGGGCAGAACCGCTACCAGTTGCATTACTTGTAACTGTTGCTGTATTGCTAGTTCCATCACCTACTGCTACAAAAGAATTATTACTATGATGTAGGTTATTGTTAGCCCCTGAATTATTTGAAGCTGTTGTATGGGTATGAGATGGTATCTCAGATGTGCTTAGTGTATGTGTTTTAGCACCACCTGTTTCTTCTAGTGTGTCAAATTCTGTTTGTGCAGCATCAATACCTACCATAGTACGACCTGTACCAAAAGCAACCCATGTACCAAAACCTAGTAATGTTCCAGGGTTAGTTGATACTGCTGCATTAATATAAATAGAACCTACAGGATATACAGCTTGTAATGTTGTTAATGTACCACTTGCATTAGTAACGTCTCCTGTAACTGTTAGATTTCTTATACCTGTTACATCTAAATTAGCATCTACAGTTAGGGCTTTTAATGCTTCTGCTGTACCAAGTGTTGCTACATCTACATAGTTAAGTTCTGTGGTATTTGCCGTACAACCATCAAGTAAATTTAATTCTGTGTGTGTTGCTGTCATTGCCCCTGTTATATTGGGGAATGTATTTTTTATTGTTGATTTGATAAGTCTTAAATGGTCATCACCTTGAGCAACAGAATCAGTTGCCCCTGGATTTGAGGTATTAAGACTATCTATATATGTTCCTGTTTCTAATCCCATTATGCTAGTTCCTCTGCTGTTGGTTGTGTTTCAGTTGGGTGATTCCATTCAGCTATATAATCACCATTACCATCATTTTGTAATTTGATAGTTCCTGTATCATAATCAAAATCATCTACTGTTAAGTTTGACCTGATTTTTAATATTTTTTCGTATAGTGTCATTATGATGTTCTCACTAAAAATCCTGAAAAATTAGTATGTGTTGCTAAAAATGAAGGACTTGTTCCTGTAATAGTTCCATATATTTCTAAATAATCTGTTGTGCCATTCATCTGCACTAAAGCAGAACCACTTAATGTTTGACTAGATGATGTGCTATCTCTACTAGATGCTAATTGACGTAAAACAGACCCATTTTTAAATAAGTCTATTAATGCAGTAGTTACTGATGTTCCAGATGCTCTTCCGATAGCATTTATTTGATAGTATCCAGCAATTGTTGGAGTAAAACGATAGTTAGTAGCATTATCATAATTAGAATTAGTATCAAACTCTTCTGTGTTAAATGTTAATTTAGTAGATGTACTAGAACTAATACTTTGTGCTGATGATAGATAAGCACTAAATGTAGGTCCAACAATTCCAACTGTGCCTGTCTCAGCAGGTAAAGTAAGAGTATTAGTTCCTGCTACAGCTGGAGCTGAGATTGTTATTTCACCTGAAGTATCACCTGTTAGTTTTATACTAGCCATTAATCTGCTTCCTGTATTGTATTACCCTCGGCAACCCATTCTTGAATTGCTTGGTAGTGTGTGTTTGCTGTGTCTATTGGTACATGACATACAACACCATTTATTGTTGCTTTTATGCCACCATTTTGTCCTAAAATATTTAATGTATATTGTGCTGATGTAACTTCCATTATAACTCCGAATCAAATGTAATACCTGGTGTAGAACCTGTATTATATATCCAACAACCATCACCTGCAGCTGCAGATGTGCCTGATAAGTTATATGCAATAATTGCCCCACCATTTGAATTATATAATAAACTGTCAATGCTAGTTATTGTAATGTTGTTTCCATCAGCAGTATCATGTGCAATCATATTGCTACCTGCTATTTGTGTACAAGTTGGGTTTGCTCTCATTTCAGTTCTAAAATGATGTGTTATTTGTGCATTATTGTTTGTTCTAAAAGAACCATTAGCATAACCTGAACCTGTAGAACCTGAAACCTGTATCTGAAAATACCTTTGACATCT